CAGGGAGATGCGCTGCCAAGCACACCCCCCCGAGAGATCCCCGTTCCATATTGGAACGTGGGATAAAGGTCACCCCCGGCAAGCCGGGAGGCCTTAACTCTCTAGGAGAGTAAGAGCTTTCTTTTCCTTTCGGAGTGAAAGACTACTTACTTGGTTCTCCCTGAGGCATTTCTGCCCCTCACCCTTGATATTAAAAGGGTGAGCCTTGCCTCAATTTGATGCGGACTTGAGGCCGTCCAGCACGGTCTAAATGCTCGTCATCAACGGTTGGCAAACCGTCAATGCCATGCACGGAGACACTCCATCTCTCCTCGTCCTGTGGAAAATGATCCAAGGACGTGAGAGACACTCGTGACTCCATGCGTAGGAGGCATTTAGTTAGGGCGTCGACACCCGAAAGTTTATCTTTCGGAATCACGACACTGACCCTGGCTCCTCGAACTCGAGGTGCAAAGGTGTCATCGTCCCAACTCTCAGGATGGTAACCTAGAGAATTGAGACGTCCTAAAACAGGAGAGGTAGACTCCACGTTGGGAAAGTGCTTTAGCACTCGCTCAATTTGGACGTCCAACCACCTAACGCTCTGCCAGTAACCAGCAAGATATAGCTGATTGCGAAGCGGAACGATCGATAGTACCTCCTGCACCATGTTCAGTGATGTAGGTAGTACTCTTCTGACCCTGACGATACTAACGTCATGACCATTATAGTACTCCTTGCCACAAGACTCCCGGAATTTACCATTCCAGAAGCTCTTATTGCGATTCACCTTCATCCCGAAGGATTCAAGCGAATCGATCACTGATTGCACATGTCGAACGGGGATAATAATATCGTCCCCGTAGACGCGCACCTGACGACGAAGCCGTTTTACGGCTCCTTCGTCCATTGGTGAGTCTAAGTCCTTTTCAATCCCTATAAGGATGATGGTTAGGAAAACCATCGCTTCCATGGGAAAGCAAAGGGCAGAACCCATCGACGCGAACTTGGCCATGCGAATGATGCCATGACCAGGTACATCAGCCTTCCGAGATCTGCAACTGTCAACCGCCTCATGCAAACAAAGGTGGTTGGCGAGCAGACGTCGTACATGCTGATTCGAGACACGATCAGATGCTTCACTCAAATCGAGCGTAGCAAGGTTACCGAAAAGTGACCCTTCTTGGGCAAGACGATTGTTAACGTCTTGATCCTTGAATCCGATCATCCGTCTAAGGTTACCATCCTTAGAGATAGCGGATAACAAACCATTGAGCAGAGCTTGCTGGCTATATTGCATAGCCGTAGGCTCTATCCCAATGATCCGTGGTGTCTTGAGCGTTTTAGGAACAGTAATGACCCTAACGGGTCGTTCTGAACCGGGTTCGACGGATGTCATGGATTCCAAACGATCAGAGAACCGACCGTTTGGAAGTAGGTAATCCCAACTTGGGAATGCCTTTTCCAATCGGGACGGCCACTCCGACTGACGGTACTTAGCGTTTCCGCTAAGCCTATCAGCCGTTGCGCCCGGCCCGTGTTTGGGGA